ATGAGAACGCAACAATGCGAGACGATTTATTCCAGCTTAGCAAAGATTACTTCACACCAAAAGACGCTATCGTAGCAAAGGTAATCGAAGCATACAAAACTAGGTCCGAAGTAGGGATAGCGAAGTATGGAACAACACTTGAAGAGAATAATACAGATGACTTTCTGCAGCATCTCCAGGAAGAACTTTTTGACGCCACTTTGTACATAGAAAAATTAAAAGAAATTTCATTGCAGTTAAATAAAGAATACTTATATTAGTCGAAAATTAAAAAGTAATGATAATTAAAGGAAGAATTAGTTGGATCGGTGAGATTCAAAACACAGGAAAAGAAAACAGAGTATCGTTTGAAGTAACAGAATTAGAGGGACAATACCCAAACTCATTAGTGTTAGACATATACGGTAATGAAAAGGTAGAGAACTTCTTTAAATTCAATATGATTGAGGATGAAGTTAGTGTAGAATACAATTCAAGAGTATTCACAACAGCAGATGGTAGGAAGTTTAATAACCTGTCATCTTGGAAAATAACAAAATGAATCCTCAAATAGCAGAGATAGCAAAGAAGCATAAGGAGTGGACTAATATTGTCCGCTCTTTTGGCTGTAAGACTGAAGCGGAGGATGTCGTTCAGGACATGTACCTACGCTTAGATAAATATATCAAGCCTGATCAAAAGATAGCGACATCTTTCATATGGATTACTCTACGGAATATTTACTTTGACTTCCTGAAGAAAGAACCGGTGACGTTTGAACTAGACAAGACCGTTTCTGAAGCCGTTTGCGAGACAGAAAGTATAATCGCATACGGAGAGTTAAATAAACGCATTAAAGACGAACTTAATAATGTAGATTGGTTTGACAAAATGCTATTCGAACTATACGTGACAAGTGGCAAGTCAATGCGCGAACTATCAAAAGAGACAGGGATATCACTTTCTTGTATATTCTACACCACCAATAGAACAAAAAAGCACTTAATTAGTTTACTTAATGAGGACTATGAAGATTATTTAAATGAAGACTACGAATGGCTAAAAGAAAAGCACAAGGACTAGGAGATACAATAGAGAACGTACTCCATGCAACAGGAATAGATAAGGTAGCAAAGTTTATATTGGGAGAGGATTGCAAATGCGATGAACGTAAAGCAAAACTTAACGAGCTTTGGTCCTATAGAAAGAAACCACTATGTCTTAATGAAGATGAGTATTTATGGCTTAGTGAAGATGGGTTAAAGAAAGCTGAGACATCCCTAGTAGATTCTATGTTGATGCAAAGAACTCACAACAGAGTATTCCAAACAGGTAGATTAGAATATACTTCTTGTGCATCTTGTTTGAGAGATCAATATAATGACCTAAAGAAAGTATTAGAGGCGTATGATACAAAATGATATAATACAAGTAATATACTCAGGTAAGTACTTTTTTTGTTATTTGCCTTAATTGAATAATCAATAGAAATCAATGGCGGGTACAGGAGGTAAAAGAGAGGGAGCTGGTCGTAAATCTTTAGCGACAGAGATTAAAGGATTCAACTTAGCAGCTCCTCATGTTGAAGATGCTTTCAGAGTGATAGCAGAAATAACAATTGACGAAACTAAAAGACCATCAGATAGAATTGCAGCTGCTAAAATTATAATCGAGTATGGTTGTGGTAAACCTAAAGAAAGAGTAGAATCAGATGTTACAATCAATACTACAACACTAAAAGACCTTATTAATTTTGGTGACACTCAATCCTAAATACAAACCTTTTGGAAGTGATAGCAGATATTTTATTATTACTGGTGGTCGCGGTAGCGGTAAGTCTTATAGTATTAATTTGCTCTTACTTTTACTTACTTATGAGAGTGGGCATACTATATTGTTTACAAGATATACCCTTACTTCTGCTCATGTTTCTATTATCCCTGAGTTTATTGATAAGGTTGATGTACTAGGTAAGCATTCAGACTTTCATATTACAAAGGATGAGATTATAAACCTAAGGACAGGAAGTAAAATATTATTCAAAGGTATCAAAACAAGCTCAGGAACCCAGACTGCAAACCTTAAATCATTGGCTGGAGTTACGACATGGGTACTAGATGAAGCAGAGGAATTGACAGATGAAGATGTATTTGATAAGATAGACTATTCGATACGTTCTAAAGACAAACAGAATAGAGTAATACTTATACTTAATCCAGCTACGAAAGAGCACTTCATTTACCAAAAATTCTTTGAAGCGAAAGGAGTTGAAGCTGGAAGTAATACAATCAAAGGCGATACTACATATATCCATACGACATACCTAGATAATTATAACAACTTATCAGAATCTTTTTTAAATCAAATACAAACGATAAAAGAACGCAGACCAGATAAGTATAAACACACAATATTAGGTGGCTGGTTAGATAAAGCTGAAGGGGTTATATTCACGAATTGGAGGATAGGAGATTTCAATAAAGATAATGGCAGTGTATTTGGTCAGGATTATGGATTCAGTAACGATCCAAGTACATTAATTGAAACGTCAATTGATAAGACTAGAAAGACTATCTATGTAAGATTACACATATATCAAGCTGGATTAACTACAACGGAACTAGCAAGGCTTAATAGACAATTTGCTGGGAATGATTTGATAGTAGCAGATAATGCAGAGCCACGTTTGATAGCAGAATTGAAGTCACAAGGTTTAAATATAGTACCTACGATTAAAGGGGCTGACTCAGTAAAATATGGGATAGCATTATTACAAGATTATGATTTGATTATTGACGAAAATTCCGTAGATTTGATAAAAGAATTAAACAACTATTGCTGGTTAGAAAAGAAGTCGGAAACACCGATAGATAAATTTAATCACGCATTGGATGCTTTGAGATATGCAGTGTCGTATCAATTAGCTAATCCAAATAAAGGAAAGTATAGTGTATATTAAAATAACAAAATATGAAAACAGAAGTTAAAGAAGTAACGTTTCAAGTACCGAACAAGAAGGACATTATTAGAGAAGTGACCTTGGATTTAATTGAGAAGTTTAAAGCAGAGCATGGATCTAGTTGGAAGTTAGAGATGTACGAAGCTATCGATAACGAGATAATGAAGTTCCAGGGAAGTTTAGAGTATTGGAAAGCTATTAGAAAAAGTATTAAATGAAGTTAGAATTAGTAATACCTACATCTTTAAGTGAGATACCTTTGATGCACTACCAAAAATACATGGTAGTTGCATCGAATAAGGATAATTCAGAGCTGTTTATATCACAGAAAATGATAGAGATATTTTGTGGTATAGAGTTAAAGAACGTGGTTAACATTAAGCTATCGGATGTAATCGACTTAGTTACTCATTTCAAGAATTTATTTGCTCACAAACTAGAACTGAAAAGAACATTCGAGATACAAGGTGTAAAGTTCGGATTTATTAATGAGTTAGAAGATATATCATTTGGTGAGTACATAGATTTAGAGTCTAACATTATCGATATGCAATCCTTCCACAAAGCAATGGCTGTCATGTACAGGCCTATTACAAGTCAAAAAGGGGATAAGTATACTATCGAAAAATATAGCGGCACAGCAAACTATGCTGAGTTAATGAAATACGCACCGCTTGATGTTGTATTACCAGCATCGGTTTTTTTTTGGACTTTAGGAAGCGAGCTATTGACAGCTACCCTATCTTATTTGGAGAACAAGATGACCAAGAAGAGCAAAACGATTTTAGCGAAACAACTCAATTTGGAAAGCAATGGGGATGGTATCAGTCAATATATCAACTCGCTAAAGGAGACATTACAAACTTTGACAGAGTTACAGAAACGGGACTTTTTGAGTGCTTAACAATGTTGACATTTGAAAAGCAGAAGAATGAAATAGAAATAAGAAATTTAAAACGACAACATGAAAGGGTACTATGATTTTACAAAAGCATTGCATGATTCATTGATAAGCGATCCATTAGTAAACCAGGTTACAAAGGGCAGCTTGGATAAGATTACGAATGCTAAAAAAGATATGTATCCATTAGCCCATGTTATGATTGACAATGGGACGTTTGAGAGTAATACAATTAAGTTCTCAGTTAGTCTTGTTGTGATGGACATTGTAGACTATACAAAAGAGGATTTAACACAGCTATACTTTGGTAACAATAATGAGGACGATATCCACAATCAAACGCTTATGATATGCCAACGTGCTTTTGAAGATATGCGAAGAGGTAACATGAGTGATTTGCTATTCTCAATCGAATCTGATACGGCATCGTTTGAATTCTTTGTAGATAGATTTACAGACGATGTAGCTGGATGTACTATGACATTCGATGTTGTTATGCCAAATGAAATGACTATATGCTAAACGTACAGGAGGAGTTAGATAAGTTTAAGGATTATGTAGTACAGCAATCTAAATCAAACCTAACTAAACTTAAAAAGAATTCTAGTAAAAACCTTTACAACTCGATTAAGGGTAAAGCTAAAGCAATGCCTAACTCTTTCTATCTTAACTTTGAAATGGAGCCGTATGGTAAGTTCATAGACAAAGGGGTGAATGGTAAGAAGACGGCATATAGTACACCATATTCATACAAGACAAAGATGCCACCTCCAAGTAAATTGGACAAGTGGATAGTAAGGAGAGGTCTAGCGACTAGGGATAAGAACGGAAGGTTTGTAAGTCGTAAATCTTTGCAGTTTGCTATAGCAAGAAAGATATTCATGTATGGTATAAAGCCATCGTTATTCTTTACAAAGCCATTCGAGAAAGCCTACGAAAAATTGCCAGAGCAGTTGGTTGCTAAATACGGATTGGACGCTTTAGAGTTATTTAAACATACGATTAAACAACCTAAACAATAATGGCGAATATATTTGCGAGAAGTCCTTACATTATATCTGTTAACGAAACAGGTCAAGTAGGAAGTAAGATAGAGATATTTCTTTGGAATGGTACAACAGAGCCGTCTCCTAACAATGCAAAGTACACACTATCTAAATTAATCCCAGCATCGAACAATACGTTAACAACATACGATGTATCTCCATATATTAGAGAGTATTTGTCATTTACATCACCACAATCACCAACGTCTGTAACAGCTTTAAATACTAGTCAATGGTGTAATGTTAGGGTGAAGAGATATAAGCTCGTAGGTTCGACGTATACGCTATTAAGTACGATTGATTACTACGCTTTGGATGGATATACTTACTATGAAAGTGGAAGTAACTACGATCTAGGTGTTCATTTGTTAGAGCAAAAGACATATTACTACAATAATGGTGCATATGCTGGCCAACTAAACTTGTTCATGGAGTACAGCGTGATAACAGGAGGTGGATATTTAGTATATACTAAGCCAGATTTAAGTGCGTCGACAACCGTTACAATTAGTTCGGAGGGATGGAAGACTATTCCACGTGTTCACTCTTCATATACATCAACAGGCAATATATTAAAGGTATACGATGAAGCAGACATCTTACTAGCTACGTATACTTTCTTACCTGTTTGTGAATCAAAATACACACCTGTAACAATTGACTTTATTAATCAGTATGGTTCATGGCAAAGAGAGTTCTTTTTTAAGGCTTCCAAAAGTACATTAGCTATCGAGTCATCAGATTATAACGTAATGCAGAGTTCGATAACTAGCTACGATGTATACCAAGGACAAAAGAAGTCATTTAATACCAATGCTAGGGAGACAATTAGTGTAAATAGTGGTTATGTTTACGAAGATTTTAGCTCAAATATTAAACAGCTTATAATGAGTGAGAGGATATTGGTTGATAGTAAGCCAGCAATCTGCAAAACTAAGTCATTAGAACTCATGAAAAACATAAATAATCACATGATAAATTACGCTTTGGAGTTCGAGTTAAGTTATAACACTATAAATGCAGTAATATAATGAAGAGAGTTGTAGATATTTACATTGAAAGTATTAGTGGTAGTGGTGACTATTCAAAAATAGAGTTGTTTAATGATGAGAAAATTGAGCTTACAAGTAGTATTCAGAACATACAAGACATATCTAAAGTATACACTGACTTTACACAATCATTTACCATACCAGCAAGCACAATTAATAACGCAATATTTCATCACTTTTATCAGTCGGATGTAGATGTAGAAAAAGA